GAGTCGAACATTGAGGACAGTGTGTGTGGGGTTATTCACAAACTCACAAAGCACATGGAAAACTTGATAGGAGCTAAGAACAAAGAGGAACGACACGCCTATGCTCATACTCTTAGACCATTTGGCACCAACAACGAGCTTATGTCTTTTGACACAGGTGAAAAGGTCGTGCTCAAGTTTCTCATAAAACAGTTGGAATCAATTTCCGAGGATCTTGATACGCCATGGGTGGCGAGTCACTTCTATAACAACGAAAGGTTTTGAAAATGAATAAGAACAAAAGCAACGGAGATGTAAGCACCTTAAGAGAACATTACGAGGGGGAAATAAAAAAGTATGAGGACGGAATTACTCGACACTATGTCCACATCCAATGCCTAGAGACAATCGTTAAAGAGCAAAGTGATAAAATAAAGCATTTAAAACAAGAGTTGGTTCCTTTGAAGGCGAAACTCTTTGGCCTAAGCAAGTTGATGCGTGCCAAAGGGAAGCAGGTTTAGAAAATGAATAATTTAACAGGCAAGCAGATAACTGCCATCACACATGCATACCAAGATTGTCTTGCTGCTGCCGATGCCGAGGATGGCGAGATCGACTTGGGAAGTCTAGCAGAGGCGGCCTTGGCAAGTGCTGAGGAACTAAAGCAGGAATTTCCGTTCTTGTCAGCGGTGGAGCGGTTCAATGAGGAGGAGGATTGAAATGGAAGAATATGAGCTAAAAATCAGATGGCTAATGAATAAGGAGGACGACACTTGGGTCTGTCGTGTTTCAGGCGTTGGTGTGGATGTGGACTCGTGGGTCGATGTCTACAGGGAGTCATACCCCTCTCACCTCTATGGGACGCAAGAGTTGTGGAGTTTCGTAGGGAAGAACAGCGCCAAACATGTGTGCCTGTTGAGAAACATCGACCCGGTTATAGGGTCAAGCAGGGACGACAATTTTGATTGGCAGGAGCGGGCCGAGCGTAATAAGTGGGCGTGTTTTCCACGCTATCTAATTACAGAGAACGCAGAAGCAGGGGAGGCAGAATGACAGTGACAGGACACAGCACCGCAGTTGGACGCATGAAATTGAGCCGACCCATGAGGCACCTTGTGGATAACAATTACTTGCCTAGCGAGGGCGAATATCAAGACACTCTAGACTACGGATGTGGAAAAGGCGACGATATACGCGACCTGCTAGTGGAGGGAATACCTTGCCATGGTTATGACCCTCACCATAGGAACGAAACGTGGGTTCTAAATTGGAAGTGGGATGTGGTAACTTGTATCTATGTCGCCAACGTGCTAGGGAGGAAGGAGGCCAACCGCCTAATAGGGGATATTCAAGAAATACTAAAGCCAAGTGGCATCTGCTACATGGCAATAAGAAATGACCTACCCGAAACAGGGAGAAATGGCAGGGGATGTATCCAAACGCCATGGAAGCTTCAAGGGGCAGGTTTATTACATAAGAGTGCAGGGTTCTACCTGTACTGCATACGGAAGGAGTACAAATGCATCGTGACCTAATCCACAGTGGATTGAGCGTAGGACAAGTTAAGAATTGGATGAGATTCGTCGATTGGATGACGGACAACGCAAAGAAAGGGGAGGACAATGAGTCAACTATACAGACAGAACGAAAATGCAGCGATAGACAGGGTACAAAACAAGGTAAATAACCTTGAGTTTGGCCTGAAGATCGGCATTGAGTGCGTACACGACCTAATATATAAACTAGAGCACTTAAGAGCAGTGTATGCTAAAGAAATTAACCATATGCCAAAGGCTTTTGACCTTTGGATTCAAGAGGCAATAGCAAACGCAGCCATGTGGGTGGGAGAGGTTGATGACGAAATACAACAACCGACACCAAAATAATCAGAGGGCGGCGCTGAAATATTTAGCGTCGGTGGAGTTGAGGAGGGCTAAGGAGAGAGGCGTTACAATACGATTAAAAATCGCTTTGGTCGTTTTTTCACTTACTCTAGCAGCCTTCCTCCACTTCTATGCGAGGTGGGCGACATGAGGATGGTGCTTTCGTTTGCATGGGGGCTACTCTCCCTTACGTTGCAGATTTTGTTTGTCATCTTCTGCATGATAATGTTCTTTGTAAGCCTCACAGGAGGAGGAGGAGATTAATGATAACACAATCGGCGCTGAAGAAATATCAGCAGTGTGAACAGATGTACAAGTTTAGATATGTGGACGGCTATCGTGAGATAATTCGTTCAGATGCGCTATTTCTTGGCACCATAGTCCACGCAGGGCTAGAGTCATTCTTGCATGGGGAGTCGATCACGAGTGCAATCGCAAATATGCAGCGTGTTGCTTATGATAAAGAGAAGCTTTCGCCATGTGACCTTGTTGTTGACCAATCCGAAATCATTTTGGAGGGCTACTACAAGAAATACTTTGAAAAGCACCATAAGCAGTATGATACTGTCGCGGTCGAGTCCGAGTTCATGGTCGAAGTGGAGGGCATGTTATTTGGGGGTAAGATAGACGGCCTTATTAAGGAAAAGAGTACGGGTGATTACATACTAATAGAGCACAAGACATCCGGTGACCGTACTGCAGCGGGCGTAGGAGGCACCTATTGGAAGCAGTTGGAAGGTGGTATGGATATGCAACTAATATTGTACCAAGAAGCTGTACGAGTAGCTTACTCACCTGACAAGGGTCCACCGAGGATATTATATGATGTACTCTACAAGAATAAGCAGAAGATGAAGGACCTCTTGGATATGAGCGTGTACTACGAGTCAACTTATGCGCCTTTTTACAGAAAAGAGCTTTACTATACCCCAAAAGAAAGGCATAGATCTTTGTGGGAGTTAGGAACACAGGCCAAAAGAATAGCTCAACGTGAAGAGGACGGAAATTGGACGAGAAGCACCTCAAGATGTCGCAGCGGATTTGGGTTATGCCCATACTTCGATGTGTGTCAGGGCGCATCTTCCTTAGAATTATCAACAAACCTCGAAAGAATGGATGACCTTCATCCTGAATTAGAGGGAAACTGCACTATGCAGAAGGAGAAAGAATGAGTAGATTTTCTTTAGAAAAATCAAAGATAAAGAGGGTGAAGCCACCCCCACGTTTAATGATTATAGGTGACCCCGGTATAGGGAAAACGACCTTCGCTTCCAATGCGGAGAATCCAATAATTATAGCCACAGAGAGTGGTGCAATGGGAACAGCTGTTCCAACGTTGCCCACTGATGGAGTCTGTCGAGAATGGCAAGATGTGGTTGATTCGGTGAAGGTGCTAAAGAAGGAGGACCATGAGTTCAAAACAGTCGCCATCGACACCTTGGACAACATGCTCTCTCTTCTAGAGAAGTACGTGTGCGACAGGGATTTTGGTGGTGACTATCAATCCTCTCGCGGCAGAGAGGGCTTCAATTCATTCGGCAAGGGCAACGCTGCCGTTGCTCAGGAGCTAAAGAAGTTCTTACACGAGGACCTCGATATGCTCCAACGAGACAAGGGGATGCAAGTCATTCTCTTATCCCACACCGGAACAGCCAAGGTGAGCAGCAGCCTATCCACCGATTGGACTGCAGTTGCCGCTAGCATACCCAAACAATCATTGGCGGTTGTAAATAGTTGGTGCGACCAAATTGGTCATGCCTGTACAGATGTTCGAGTCATCCAAAGGGATGGTGAGAAGAACAAGGCCCAAGCAGTTGGGAGTGAGCGTTGGCTTATATTCGAGCCTGAGCCGGGAAGACTTGTTAAATCCCGCTTGGGTTATGAGATGCCAAGCAAAATACCATTGAGTTATACACAATATGCAGAGGCCATGGGGTCGGACATGTTGAGGATTGAGATAACAAAAACAATATCTCTTCTTGATGCCCTTAGCGATGAAGATGAAATAATTGAAATGGCTATGAAAAGTGTTAAGAAAGAGCTTAAAACTAATAACGTCAAAGATTTGACACCTGAGGTTTTGGGACAACTTCAGTTAGCTAAAATTAAACAGTTAAACAATTGGTTACATACCAAAGCCTAAGGAGGGCTAAATGAGTATTACATATCCTGATAACAAAACAAGTGTGAGCAATAGTGCCGCACAGGACAACACACCATTTGTATTCCCAAAGGGGGACTACACATACTCAATCAAGAGTATCGATTTCAAAACGTACAGCACAGGTACTCAGGGGATCGAAATTGAGTTAGAGGGTTACTATCAGTCGGGCAAGACTTTTCGGTGCTTCGACCGTGTTTTCCTTACGGAAAATGCAATGTGGAAGCTAGACCAACTACTTGGTGGTCTTGGGGTATCAAAGCGCCCTGAGAGTGAGCTTGAACTGCATGGCTTAATTGGTCGAGAGGGCAGTGCTATCATGGGGCCTAACGATGATGGGTATCCAAAGGTATTAAGATATGCCGAGGCAAATATGCCTGAAGACCGTTGGGCAGAGGTGGGTCCACCGCCGATGGAAACGTCAGATGACGTTCCCTTCTAAGTTGTCTTGTATATTTTTCAATACATGTTAATTTAACGTTGCGGGTATGGTTCAGTGTTGCTTTCCTTCCCTACTCCCCTTTAGCCACTGAATCATACCCCATAAGGGGAACAAAATGGTCTATATTGATAAAGCCCTCGCTGCGGCCATAGCCGATTTAGTGAAGGATGTTAAGGGGTTAAGCAGTACCGTCAATAATTTGACAGACCGCTTTGACAAGTGGTCAGATGATTTAAATAAGCTAAAAGAAAGTAAGACAAAGAAAAGATTATCTAATAAATCAAAAAATAAAAATAAAGATTATATATATAATAATATATATAACGGAGTTTATGGAAAAGATATTAAGTCAGTTATGGAGTATTATAGAACTTACCATCCTAAAGCCCTTAAGGGCCTCTCTGAGAAGAGCAAGTCCTTTTTAGGGGTACGGGGTAGGTTAGAGGATGGATTCACCGTAGGGGAGCTTACAGAGGCCATAGACGGTATGCACAAGTCACCTTTCCACTTAGGTCAGAATGCACAGCGCACAAAGTACCTTTCGTTGGAACTTTGTATGCGCTCGTCGGAAAATATCAACAGGTTTATAGAAATAAGCCGTGACCCAACCCCTGATGTTGGGGTTAACACAATTAAAACCGTAGAGTCGGCTAGATCTTGGCTCGACGGGGAAGAGGTAACTGATGAACAAGATTTTTAAAAGTAGATTTATGTGGTTGAACCGAATCATCTGCAAGATGTTTGGTTGTGCCATTACCCACGTTGAGGCAATGGCCTTCGAGGAGGGG